CTTTAATGTCCAATCTGGTTGTTTTGATCTTATAAGTTCTGAGTCTGTTAAGAGACCAGTTCTCGATTTACATAAAAAATCTGTGTTCCGATACATTAATGATGGAAATGCTGAGATATATGGATCTTTTTCCGATTTTCGCGGTAAATCTAAATCCAGAGTTGTTGATACACCAATGAGTAAGAAATTACCAGTAGAATATAAGAAGAAATATACAGCTCCTGAGATGGTATCTTATGAACCATGGAGAATTGCTGCTTTGGATATCTTACAACCTGTACAAATGAATACTGAAATTCTTAATGAATGTATCAATGGATATATTAGTACTATCAATAAACGAGTAAATCCGGATAATATTAAAAATATGTTGATGGTTTTGGATGATTTTACAGCATTAAATGGAGCTCGTGTAGCTTATATTGATAAAATCAATAGATCTACTAGTGCGGGTAATCCTTGGAAGAAATCTAAGAAATACTTCTTGAAATCGATACCTCCAGCACATGGTATGCAGGATCCAGTTGAAATAAGTGATAAAGAAATGAATTCACGTATAGATCTTATTATAAGTACATATTTATCCGGTGCCAGATGTAATCCTAATTTTTGTGCACATCTTAAGGATGAACCAGTGACTTTTAGTAAAGCTAAAGCGAAGAAAACTAGAGTGTTTACAGGTGCACCTTTTGATTGGTGTGTTGTGGTTCGTAAATATTTGCTTTCTTTTTGCAGATTATTACAAAATGAACGATTTGCCTTTGAAGCTGCACCAGGTACTGTCGCACAATCCCTTGAGTGGCAGGAGATTTATGATTATATCATTCAACATGGTGTAGATAGAATAGTTGCTGGTGATTACAAAGCTTATGATAAGAAGATGAGCCCAAAAGAAATTTTGGCAGCTTTTGATATTATCATATACTTTTGTAAGTTATCAGGCAACTATACTGATGATGACATCAAAGTAATTCAGGGCATAGCTGAGGATACAGCTTTTGCAGTTGTAGATTTTAATGGAGATTTAATTCAACTCTTTGGATCTAATCCTTCAGGAAATCCATTGACTGTTATTTTGAACAGTATTGTTAATTCATTGAGAATGAGATACAATTATTACATTCAAAATCCAGAGAAGGAAGTTTTATCTTTTGGAGATAAAGTTGCGTTAATGACATACGGTGATGATAATATTATGTCGGTACACACAGAGTGCAATTGGTTCAACCATACGTCTATTGCTGAAACATTTGCCAATATTGGTATTATTTATACCATGGCAGATAAAGAGGCACAGAGTGTACCTTTCATACATATTGATGATGCATCATTTTTGAAACGAACGTGGAGATATGACGATGATATGAAATGTAGATTAGGTCCATTAGATCATGATTCTATAGAAAAAATGCTTATGGTCTGGGTAAGATCTAAAGCTGTTACTGAAGAATATCAGGGAGTTTCAGTATTATGTACAGCGTTACAAGAATATTTTTTCTATGGGAAACAAGTTTTTTAAGAAAAGAGACCAATGTTAGTTGTTTTTATTTAAAAAATTGGTTGGGA